ACACTCACTTTGGAGCACGCAACGACAACATTGCGTTTGCAAACTACTTCAAGCGCTTTTATGACGATGTGTTCTTTCCCTACCTTGACGAGAACAACATCAAGACAGTCATCCATCTTGGCGACATTGTAGACAGGCGGAAGTTCATCAACTTCCTTTCAGCAAGACGCCTTAGAGAAGACTTGATAGCTCCTGCAATCAAGCGCGGGATTGATATGCACATGCTGATTGGGAATCACGACACGTTCTTCAAGAACACAAACGAAGTGAACTCCATGCAGGAGCTGTATGCATACTGCCAAGGCATCAAGTTCTACACAGAGCCAACTGTCAAAGAATTTGATTGCTGCAACATTGCATTGATTCCTTGGATCTGCCCAGAGAACGAACAACGCTCTCTTGAGCTGATTCGCACTTGCAATGCAGAGATCCTGTTTGGCCATCTGGAGGTTGCAGGTTTTGAGATGTACAAGGGCGGCATGGTGATTGAGGAGGGGCTTGATCGCAAGGTTTTTGAGGGCTTTGATCTTGTTTGTAGTGGACACTATCACCACAAGTCAACACAAGGGAACATCACCTATCTTGGCACAGCATATGAGATCACGTGGTCTGATTACAACGACCAGAAGGGGTTTCATGTGTTCGACACGAGCGATCGTTCCCTGACGTTCATTCCCAATCCACACAAGATGTTCTTCAAGGTCTACTACGATGACTTGAACAAGCAGATGGACGAGGCAATCGTTCACGACTTCTCGCTTCTGAGAGACACATCGGTCAAGGTGATCATCAAGAACAAGACCAATCCATACTGGTTTGATTTGTTCATCGAAAGATTAGAAAAGAGTGGTGTTCAAAGCCTTCAGGTGGTAGAAGATCATTTGAACCTCAACCTCGAGAAGGACGACACAATAATTAACGAGGCTGAGGACACTTTGACGATCCTCAATGGATACATAGATCAACTGCATCTCAAGCATAACAAGCAAGAGGTGAAGTCACTACTTCACAAGCTATACTCCGAAGCCCTGACGATTGAGTGATTCATGATTGTCTTTCATAAGATCAGATACAAGAACTTCCTGAGCACAGGGAATGTCTTCACGGAGATTGCTCTCGACAGGCACAAGACGACGCTCATCGTAGGTGAGAATGGAGCTGGCAAGTCGACAGTCTTAGATGCCCTCTCATACGCTTTGTATGGGAGAGCTTTCAGGAACATCAACAAGCCTCAGCTGATCAACTCGATAAACCGCAAGGGTTTGCTTGTCGAATTGGAGTTTACTGTAGGCAAGAAGACGTACATGATTCGTCGTGGGATCAAGCCTTCTGTGTTTGAAATCTACCAGAGTGGCAAGATTCTCGACCAGCATGCAGAGTCGAAAGAACATCAGGAGATGCTTGAGAAGACAATCCTCAAGCTGAGCCACAAAGCGTTCTCACAGATCGTGATCCTTGGATCTGCTTCGTTTGTTCCGTTCATGCAGCTGACTGCTGCAAACAGGAGAGAGATCATTGAAGACCTTCTCGACATTGGGATCTTCTCTACAATGAACTCTCTGTTGAAAGATAAGATCCAGGCAAACAACACTGATGTGATAAATATCGGCTACGAAATCAAACTGGCAGAAGAAACAATTGCAATCGAAGAAAAGCACATCGAGCAGCTGAAAACAAACAATGAAGAAAATGCCAGAAAGATCAACGATCAAATTCATCGACTCGATGATAGCATCAGCAAAGAAGAGCTTGAGGTTGAAAAGATCAAAGGCCAAGTCAGTGTCCTTGCAAAGGATGTTGAGGATAAAAAGAAGGTTGAAGCAAAAGTCACAAAGCTAGCGACGTATGAGCGGATGCTAGAAGACAAGCATCGTGTACTGAAGAGTGAGATCAAGTTCTTTGAAGAGAACGATTCGTGCCCGACGTGCAGCCAGGAAATCACTGGCGCATTCAAGCAAACAAGCATCAACAATCGTTCCTCAGAACTCGAGAATGTGAAGAGTGGCTTGAAGCTTATCGAGGATGACATCAAAATTGCAGAGGAGAGAGTTGCAGAGATTGAGTTGGTTCAAAACCAAATCAGATCACACCAGCAATCAATCTCTCGATTGCAGTCGTCTATTCAAACTCAGATCAAGTTCAAGCAAGAACTGCTGTCATCGTTGACATCTCCCGTTGTTGTCTCTGTTGACAACGAAGCCAATGTAGGCACTCTCAAGGAGAAGTTGGCCAGCCTCGTTAGCCGTGAAGAAGAGCTTGTTAAGGAGAAGCAGGTCCTGGCGACAGCCGCATTGCTGTTGAAGGACACTGGGATCAAGACAAAGATCATCAAGCAGTATGTTCCAATCATGAACAAGCTGATCAACAAGTACCTTGCTGCCATGGACTTCTTTGTCAACTTCGAGTTGAATGAGAACTTCGAGGAAACAATCAAGTCTAGATACAGAGATGAGTTCTCTTACAACTCGTTCTCTGAAGGTGAGAAGCTAAGGATCGACCTTGCATTGTTGTTCACGTGGAGAGCAATTGCAAAGATGAGAAACAGCACGAACACCAACTTGCTGATCATGGATGAAATCTTTGATAGCTCGCTAGACTCATCTGGCACCGACGAGTTCCTCAAACTGCTGATGTCCCTCTCAAATGAGACAAACATCTTGATCATCAGCCACAAAGGTGATCAGCTGTTTGACAAGTTTGACACAGTGATTAAGTTCGAGAATGTCAAGAACTTCAGCAAAATTGCAGCTTAATTTTTCAGACGGAGAATGCCATGGTAATTGACTTGGTTGACCAAAATCATCCGCTATTGAAGGAAGAGTTGGCTCCCTTTGACTTTGCTAACCCTCCTGTCAACCCTGTGGAGCTTGCGAACAACCTGATTGAAACGATGAATCATCACAATGGGATTGGGCTGTCTGCAAACCAGGTTGGTCTTCCGTATAGGGTGTTTGTGATGAGGTCTGCTCCAGATGCCATCGTCTGCTTCAATCCAAGAATCGTTGACGAGTCATCTGAGATTGTTCAGCTTGAGGAGGGATGCTTGACATACCCATTCCTTTTTGTTCCTATCAAAAGACCAAAGTTGATCAAGGTCAGATACACGATGTATGATGGCGAGACTGTTACGAAGAAGTTTGACGGCATCACATCCAGGTGTTTCCAGCACGAGCTGGATCATTTGAATGGTGTTGCGTTCCTTAGACGCGCTAACCTCTATCACCTTGAGAAGGCAAAGAGGAAGGCCACAAAGCTGGCAAAGAACAGCAAGGAGATTTGACAAAAATTGAATATGATAAATAGTGTGTAGGTTTTAATTCCGAGGCACTGTAATGATTTATCTAATAACAAACACACAAAACGGTAAGAAATATGTTGGCAAAACAACAAACATTGATAGACGCTGGTATAGACACTGCAAAGCAGCAGAATATGGAAGCAACACCCATTTTCATAAAGCCATAAGAAAGTATGGAAAATCTGCGTTTGATATTGAAATACTTGATGCTGAGTACAGCAACGACGCAGAAAAAAATTGGATATTGGTGCTGGCACCTGAATACAACATGACGCCAGGAGGCGACGGAGGCTGGATAAACGATCAGACAGGCAAAACGTGGAAAGTAAAGGATTCTAGACGTATGGGTACATCATTTAGAAGAGGAAACAACCATGGTGAGTTGTGGAAACACTCAGTAACTGGAGGAAACAACTATCAGTGTACTCACAATATTCACACACCTTGGGGTACATTTGGTTCCTTGAAGGAAGCAACTGATGCTGCAAAAAAGCTAAGAAAAAATGGCCGTATTGATGTAATCACGGATAGAGGGACGTTGAAAAAATATTGTTCTGAAGATAAGATCCTTCATCCTGAAGGAAGGCGTACTTTCTTTGGCTGGCGTGGCAAGAGCACAAGACAACTAGGTTTCTTTATGGAGGAAAAAAAATGCCGATTGTAGTCAACAATGAGTACTATTACAGCGAGATTTTTCATTCTTTTCAAGGAGAGGGTCATTACGTTGGAACACCTAGCGTTTGGCTGAGATACTTTTTGTGTAACCTAACATGCAATGGGTTTGGCCAGAAGGATCCAACTGATCCCAGCACGTATGTCCTTCCATACCAGGATCTGGATGTCAGCAAATACAACACGATTGAAGAGCTTCCTGTTTTCAAGTATGGATGTGACTCTTCATACTCTTGGGCAAAGAAGTATAAGCACCTCCAGAGGAAGGGAACGCCAGAGCAGATCGCTGATCGCCTGCAGGACCTGATGAAGAACCCACACAACCCGGAAGGTTTGTTTGTTCATCCAAAGACAGGCAACATTACGCACCTCGTGTTCACTGGTGGTGAGCCGCTGATGAAGCATGCTCAAAAGTGCACTGCTCAGGTTGTTGAGACGTTGAAGAGTCAGTCAAATCCTCCGCAGTTCATCACGTTTGAGACGAACGGTACCCAGGAGCTTACAAAGGACTTTGTCTTCTACTTCTCTAACGCAGACAAGTATCGTGGCGAGCTGTTCTTCTCAATCAGCCCTAAGCTGCACACGGTCACTGGTGAGCTTCCTCAGGATGCAATCAACTATGACAACTGGCAGAAGTACTACTGCCTGTCATCGAAGGGTCAGTTCAAGTTCGTTGTCAATGGGACAGAGAAATGCTGGGATGAGCTTGAGGGAATTGTCAAGGTGATTCGCGATCGTGGGATCAACTATCCAATTTGGGTGATGCCAGTTGGTGGTGACCTCGACGGCCAGCAAGGCACGATTGAAGGACATATGTCCGCTGCCGAGATTGCTGATGAAGGGATGAAGCGAGGCTACAAGATTGCACCTCGTGTGCACGTTTACGTTTATGGTAACGTAATTGGAAAGTAATGGAGAAAGCAATGGCGAAATACATTAGCACAAAAACATATAGACATCTGGGACCTGTTGCCTACAGACAGTGGAGGGCTGATTCTCATTGTAATCTGATTCACGGCTATGCGCTGTCGTTCCACTTTGAGTTTGAGTGCGACACGCTGGATGCACGGAATTGGTGCATGGACTTTGGAGGCCTGAAGCCTCTCAAGCAGCTGCTGGAAGACTGGTTTGACCACACACTGCTTGTAGCACAGGACGATCCGAAGCGTGATGAATTGCTGAGACTTGGTCAGCTTGGCCTGGCCAAGATCACTGAAGTTGAGAAGACGGGCTGCGAAGGGATTGCAGACTTCCTCTATGAGTATGTCAATACGATCTTCCTTCCGAACTATGGTTCTGAGGAAGCAAAGAGGATCTGGTGCTGCAAGGTTGAAGTCCGTGAAACCGATGCCAATATGGCTATGAGAGTTGGACACAGAGAAGATAAGGAGTTTGAGTGATGGAGAAGAATGATCCCGTTCTTGGCGAAGCAGTTCGCCAACACTTGATTTCTAGGGGTCTTGAGACGCCTATGAACTATGACGTCGTCAAGATGTCTGAGAGGGGTAAGATCACGAAGATTGCCAAGCATTTTACTGCTATCATGGAAACGCTTGGTCTTGATCTCACCGACGACTCATTGATGGATACACCTAACCGTGTAGCCAAGATGTATGTCAGGGAAATCTTCAACGGCCTTGACTACAACAACTTCCCAAAGTGCACGCGGATCGAGAACAAGATGGGTCAGACATCCAGCTTCGTTCTTGAGCGCAACGTCAATGTCCAGTCAAACTGTGAGCACCACTTTGTCATCATTGATGGCAAGGCAACGGTTGCATACATTCCGAAGAAGACAATCCTTGGGCTGTCTAAGCTGAATCGCATTGTTCAGTTCTTCGCCAAGCGTCCTCAGGTCCAGGAGAGGCTGACTGAGCAGATTGCCGAGACGATTGCATATGTTGCTGAGACAAGCGACGTTGCTGTATACATCGAAGGCGTTCACTACTGTGTGAAGTCTCGTGGCATCCAGGACACGTCGTCAAGCACAATGACGCTAGCAACACGCGGTGCGTTCTCTGAAATCAACTCAGAGCTTCGTCGTGAGTTCTTGAACTCTGCAAGGATGAAGTAATGGCCAAAGCCTACATGATGAAGTTTGTCCACAGAGAGTCGCAAAAGATTCTCTACAAGTTTGGTTGGACAATACGTTATGATGTGATGGAGAGGTTCTCGAGAGAGGCCTCTATTGGCTACGGAAGAAATCCCAATCAATACGACGATTGGGATATCTCTGTCATTTGGTCTGTCTACTGCAAGGAAGCAGAGGAAGCCAAGTTGATTGAGAAGTTCTTCCAGTTGATGTACCCAAAAGGGTCGTTTATGGTGGAGAACTACATTGGCGTTGAGAAGCACAAGTACAGCGATATGTCTGGTGTGACTGAGCTGAGATACTTGGCGCCTGATCAGATTACCAAGGCCACTCGCGATGGCTACTCTATTCGTGATTTCATAATTGGAGGTTACAAACAATGAGTGACAATCTATCCACTTCAATCTGGGTGACTTTCCAGAAGGAAGGAATCCACAAGTATCCCGATGCTCTGACCAATCCTGCACTCAAGGACGTCAGCTTCCTTGGCTACCCTCACAGGCATATGTTTCACTTCAAGGTTGAAGTTGAAGTGTTCCATGATGACCGCGACATTGAGTTCATTTTGCTCAAGCGCGAGCTCGAGGGCCTGTTTGACAGCAAGATTCTCCAGCTCGATTTCCGCAGCTGTGAGATGATTGCCAAGGACCTGCACAAGTACATGGTTGATAAATACCCTGGTAGAAACCTCACCATCACTGTAAGCGAAGATGGCGAGAATGGTTGCAACCTGACTTACAAAGCACAACTATAAAGGTGTATTAAGATGGCAGACACAGTAAAGATCATCAAGGAAGCTGTGGCAGCGGCACAAAGCATGCACCCTGTCAAGAAGATCAGTGGTGTATCGGTTGACAAGCCAACGTACCGCAAGATGAGAAATTTCGTGTTCAAGCACATGGAGAACCCAGAGGGTCCTACTCACGATGAGCTAAAGACGAAGTTTGAGAAGAAGTATCCTAACCACAAGAAGCTGTATGGGCACTTTGTCGACACATACGACAGCGGCAAGGATCCATTCGAGAAGTAAGTTCAACCCTTTGTTATGAGGTAAGTGATGACGGCATTTTGTCATATAGCACCCACGGACTACCTGTCTTCCAGCATGCGAGATAGCGGGGCTCACCTGATCCTTGCTCATCTCGCAGAGGAAGATGAGACCTACGCAAGACACTTCAAAGAAGACAAGACGAAGATCAAGATTCTGGACAACTCGGCGTTCGAGATGTATAAGCGTGGTCTTCCAATGTATGATTCATCCAAGCTGATTGGTGTTGGCCACAAGGTTGGCGCAGACTACATCGTTCTCAGCGACTATCCAAACGAACCCTCAACGAAGACGATCGAAGCAGCAAAGGAGCTTGCTCCTCAGTTCAGGGCAGCTGGTTTTGGTACGTTCTTTGTTCCTCAGTCAAAGCAGGGTGACATTGATGACTACATCTCTGCATTTGAATGGGCCGCCAATTCTTCGATTGTAGACTACATCGGAGTATCAATCCTGGCAGCTCCTCTTGCCTTCAATGCAGAGAAGGGCAACAACCTTCAGAGGTTCCTCTCACGTTGGCATGTGATGAAGATCCTCGAGAAGACTGGGATCCTTTCGTCGATCCAGAAGAGTGGCAAGAAGATTCACTTCCTTGGCATGGTTGATGGACCAAACGAAATCTCGTTGGTGTCTGAATTCCTGTACACAATTGACACGTGGGATAGCAGCGCAGCCTATTGGTATGCCATAAACAACAAGTACTTTGATAGAAGCCCTACTGGATCTTTCCTGGGAAAGTTCGAGAAGGAAGTTGACTTTTCCCGCAAGAGAAGCAATGATCCTAACGAAGAGTATTTCATCAGGGCTCATGTTGCTCACATCAACGAGATGTTGAAATTCTCTCACCCATACTATCCAAATGGAGTGACAAACGATGAGTGATATTTTGGTTCTGCCAGACGCCGATCCGTTTAGGTTCAGTGAGAATGAGTCTCTTCAGGAGATCCATGATTACCTGCGTTCTACCTACGGTGCTCACTATGTGGGTAACAAAGAGTTTCAGACTGTCGATATGTGGGAGTCATTGGGATCTGTTGAGACTACCTGCAGAGATACTGCCATCAAGTATCTTGCACGCTATGGCAAGAAGGGTGGCAAGAACCGTAAGGATCTGTTGAAGGCGATCCACTACATTATCCTGATGATGCACTATGGAAAGGACAAGTGATGTTTGTACACCCTAAGAGATTCATTGACGTCGACCAGGAATGCATCCAGCCAAATGCAATCGACGTCAGGATCAATCAGCTGTTTGTTGTTCAGACTGATGAAGAGTTTGAGATCAGGGATGAGGGAAGGCCAATTCATCGTCCAAGGTTTCAGCTGACTCCTCCCGATGACGATCGTATGTTTGTTCTCGGGAAGGGCGTCTATCAGTTCGAGACGCCCCACTTCATTGAGGTTCCAGAGGGCTATGCTGGATACCTGATTCCTCGCTCGTCATTGAATCGCAACGGACTGTTCATCATGAGCGGTCTCTATGACAGTGGGTTCAAGAACTACATTGGAGGCACCCTGTATGCAATGGGTCCTGCAAGAATTCAACGTGGTACACGAATTGCTCAGTTCATCATGGTGAAGGCGGAAACGGCTCATCTGTATAATGGGCAGTATAACATTAAGGAGACACCGAATGGAAATTAAAGTGACTGTAGAAGAACTCCGCAAGAAGAAGCTGTTTCTTGCGGTTCCAATGTATGGCGGACAGTGTGTTGGTATGTTTGCTCGCTCTGTTGCAGATCTGGCTGCTCAGTGTGCAAAGCTCGACATTCAGCTCCAGCTGTACTTTCTGTTTAACGAGTCGTTGATCACCAGAGCAAGAAACTACTGCGTTGACGAGTTTATGCGCTCAGGTGCAACACATCTGATGTTCATCGACAGCGACATTGGCTTCAACCCACAGGACGTTCTTGCCCTTCTTGCATTGATGACTGATGAGAGCCCATATGACGTCATGGGTGGTCCTTATCCTAAGAAGTGCATCTCATGGGAGAAGATCAAGCAGGCCGTCGACAAGGGAATTGCTGATGAGAATCCTTCTCTCCTCGAGAAGTTCGTTGGCGACTATGTGTTCAATCCAAAGGGTGGATCAGGCCAGATTCCGATTGGCGAGCCTTGCGAGGTGATGGAGCTCGGCACAGGATTCATGATGATCCGTCGCAAGACGTTTGAAGACTACCAGAAGGCGTTCCCTCATCTCTGGTACAAGCCAGATCATGTCCGTACTGAGCACTTCGATGGTACGCGTGAGATCATGGCGTACTTCGATTGCATCATCGATCCAGAGTCGAAGCGGTACTTGTCTGAGGACTATATGTTCTGCTACAATGTTGCTAAGATGGGCGGCAAGGTGTGGCTCTGCCCGTGGATGCAGCTTCAGCATGTTGGAAGCTATATCTTCGGCGGCAGTCTTGCAGACCTAGCAGCAATCGGTGCTGCTGCAACAGCTGATGTTGACAAGCTGAAGATCAAGAAAAAGGATAAGTGAAATGCGTCTTTGTAATGAAACACTTGTGATTCTGCGAAACTTCTCGTCTATCAACCCTTCCTTGCTGTTCAAGCCAGGCAATGTGTTGACGACGACCTCTACGACAAAGACGGTGATGGCCAGGGCAACTGTGGCGGAGACTTTCCCGTCACAGTTTGCTATCTATGACCTGTCGAAACTGATTGGTGTCCTGTCTCTGTTCAAGACACCAGATCTGCAAATGAACAGCGGACATCTGACGATCAGGGAAGGAAAGCAGTCGGTCAACTACACGTATGCCGATCCTTCAACGATCGTTGCTCCTCCAGACAAGGAGATCAAGTTCCCTTCGCATGAAGTGGAGTTCCAGCTGTCTGCAAGCAACCTCAATGCAATCCAGCGAGCGATTGCAACACTACAGCTTCCTGAGGTAGCAATCTGTGGGGATCGTAGCGTTCTCTCAATCCAAACAGTCAACTCGAAGAATCCTACAAGCGATCTCTACAGGATCGATCTTGGGGAAACCACGCACCAATTCAGGTTGATCTTTAAGGTCGACAACCTGAAGATGATCAATGAGAACTACATCGTGAAGGCCACGTCGAAGGGCATTGCGCACTTTAAGACGACTGGCGAGCCGCCTGCATATCAGGTTGAGTACTGGGTGGCAACTGAGTCTAATTCGACATTTGAACGGTGATGTGGAGGTTTTGTCATGGAAACATTTCTTTGGTCGGAGGAGTTCCGACCGCACACTATTAGTGACTGCATTCTTCCAAAGGACCTCAAGGCGACGTTCGAGCAGTTCATTGCAAAGGGTAGCCTGCCTAACCTCTTGCTAACTGGCAAGCCAGGTGTGGGCAAGACGACTGTTGCAAGAGCACTGCTCGAGCAGCTGAATGCAGATTACATGATCATCAATGGGTCGATGAATGGTAACATCGACACGCTGAGAGTCGACATCAAGAACTTCGCTTCCTCTGTCTCTCTGGCAGGAGGAAGGAAGTACGTGATCCTCGATGAGGCTGACTATCTGAACGCAAACTCAACGCAGCCCGCTCTTCGCAACTTCATGGAAGAGTTCTCGAACAACTGTGGGTTCATCCTGACATGCAACTACAAGAACAGGATCATCGAGCCACTGCATTCTAGATGCAGTGTCGTTGAGTTCAAGATCCATGCAAAGGATGCACCCAGACTTGCACAACAGTTCCACAAGAGGATTGTTCAGATCCTCAACGTCAAGGGCGTTAGATACGATGATGCTGTGATTGCAGAGCTGATCAGTCAGCACTTTCCTGATTGGCGTCGTGTGCTGAATGAGCTGCAGAGATACAGTGTTTGTGGTTCGATCGATGCAGGGATCTTTGCAAG